TTCACCCCCTGTAGTTGCGGCAGCATTTGCAGTTGCTCCTGAAGTATTACCATACAATTTGTCAATATTATCAAATAGACCTGTTTTAGTAATAACCGTAGGGGTTGCTTTAAGTTCCTCACCAACGGCTCTTTCAATTCTTTGTTGTTGTAAATCCAGTCTAATTTCTTCATCAGACCAGTTAAAGATATGTTTCTTAGCCCAAGTTGATGATGTAGGTTGGATACCGTTTCCTGGGTCGGCAACCAAATCTTTATACAATAACACTTTTTCTTTCCATACATCGATTTTTAATAAATCGGCTTGTGTAGATGGGTTAGATAAACCTAATGTAAAGTTTTGTAATTCGTCCTCAAATCCTAATAAGAATAAGTGAACAATTGCAATCTTGTTTAACTCGGCAATCATTGATTTTTGAATTCTGTTGATTGTACGAGCAAAACGGATATCTTGTAATGATAAGTTTTTACCATCACCAACAACTTCTTCAAATCCTAAGAATGCCTTAGGAACACGAAGTGCGGTTAATAATTTCTTTTGGATATATTCAATATCCGCAATTTCTGATAAGTTTGTTGCTCCAGGTAATGTTGTAATTGGGTCTGGTGCTGCAGGGTCACGAACAGGGATGAAATAATCTTGGTCAACCGCCATTTGATTGAATCTCATATCCACGTTTCCTGTTTTAGCGTCCACAATTTGTTCTCTTTTAAACTTGTTGGCTACACGGTTTACGTACGCTTCAACATCATCATCATTCATGTTACCCACGAATACTTTAAACATTCTTCTTTCAGGTGCTCTTGATGTACGATAGATTAACATCGCATCTTCTGACAACAATAACTGTTTCCAAATACGTCTTGCTTTCTCCAACATTGATGTACCATAAGGAAGTTTTCTGTCATCACCTAATAATCTAAAGTGAGCAATCTCCCATGATTGGAATTCCATGTTTCTGTTTTTCCAAGTAAAATGAAGAGCCTTTTTATTCTCGTCTTGTTCCTGTGTGATATCAACAGTAATTTTAGCAGTCACACCAACCTCATGACGTTCAATTTCAATTGTTGGTAATTGTTGACAACCAACAATACCTTTTTCAGGGTCTAATTTCATATAAACAAAATTATCACCATACTTACAAGTGTTTCTTGTCCACATTGGTAAGTTAGTATTGATGTCAAGGGCATTGTTAAATAAATCAGCTAATACTGATTTAATTCTTTTTGACTCAGAATAAATTTGAAGAATAAAACCATCTTCATTTGTTGTTGTAGATTCTTCAGAATAAATGTCTAATGCCGCAGAAATTTCAGGAGTATATTCCATCGATTCATAATCATACTGAGCAGATAATCTTGATGGTTCATAATAAATCGCTTGAGAATATAAGTTGTTTTCAACTTTAGCCCATTGATTTGTTAGATAAAATGTTTGTTGTGCTTGAAGTTTTTCTCTCTCATAATCATCACGATTTGGCGTACGCAGAAGTTCTTTTTTATCAAACTTAAAAGTCGGATAGTCCTGTTTCAACAGTGAATTTGGGCCGAATGTTTGCGATAGCCTCTGCCAGACCGTTAGATTTTGTTCACTCATATTACAATTTTACTAATTACTTTGATAATATAAATACTTATCAGGCACCAAATAGCCATCCGTATTTTTGGTAATCAGCTTTAGTGGCTTCACCATTATTACCCATACCATTACCTCTACCCATTTGAGGAACCATTGGATTAAAGAATTCAGAAGAGTTTTTGTTTTCATTAACAGTGGTTGCCCATGAGTTAATCATTGCTTTTGTATGATTGGTTACTTTCTCTAAAGATTGGAATGATTTTTCTGCAACATATAACGCCATAGAAACTCCCATGATACAGTCATCATGATGACCTTTTTGGTGGTCAGGTCTTCCGTTAATATAAATGAATGTATTCATTTCATTGTATAATCTATTTGAATATACTTTAAATCCATGTCTAACATTTTCTTCAAACGCAGATATAATTTGAACCCTTTTTGAGTTAAAGTTAATACCTGGTATTCTGTCATTAATTTTTGGGTCCCATTTCCATTTATTAGTTGTATCTACATTATCAACATATAATCCAGCTTGATATGATAATTCTTGTAATTTTCTTGATGTGGAAATACCCATACCTCCTGTGATATCAATTACACAGTAAGCATTATACATTGTTCCCCACTTATAAGCGATTTCCGCTACAACATCTGGTGGAACTTTGGCGACATATTCTAATACCTGTTCTCTTGTTTCAAAATCGATGATTTGGATACACGAGAAGTCCTCAGAGTCACCTCTTGATACATCGACACCCATTACATACTTATGTCCGTTTACAGGTTCTTTAAATATCCATAGGGAACCTCCCATTAGTTTGGCTTGTGGTTCACGTAAAGTATTTTTGGATATTTCTTGCATCAATTCAGATTCGAATACATTATCACCCGAACCTAAAAAGTCACATTCTAATTCCTGTGCTACTTTTCTTCTATCAAACTTTAACTTCTTAACCATACCCTCAAACCAAGCAGAACATGGTTTGTACCCTTGTTCAATATAATCGGTTACAACGGTATGGTCTCTTTCGTATGGATTGTCCATCGACAAATTAATGATATCTTTATCACTATATTCTTCACGATTTAATAAGAAATGTACCAAGTCAGGAGTTTTAACCATATACAAATCTTTTGTATATCTTGGGTCACGATACCAAAACATTTCAGATATTTTAAAATCGTTCATGTTTCTTAATGACTGGTCGTAGATTTCATAATAAATTTGGTCATATCCGTTTGGTGTGGATACAACGATAACTTTACCCCCTGTAGATAGGGATGCCATACAGGCTGACCAGAAATCTGAGTCTGCCTCGATAAACGCCGCTTCATCAAATACAAGAATGGTAGGTGTATAACCCCTCAAGGCATCTTTTGATGTTGCAACGGCTTTAACTTCACAATTATTATTAAGTTTAAAGTGTCTTTGAGAGTTTTTTTCTTTTGAGAATGAAATGCCAACCCACGGGGGCCATTGTTCAGTAAACCCTCTAACTTTGTTAGCCATCTCCATTGATGTATCTAACTTGTTGGCAATAATAAGGATTTTTTCAGGTTTGTTCTTTTGAGCAAATGCTAATTTTTTTGATATCCAAGCGGCGGTTACTGTTGATACACCCGCCTGACGATACTTTAACGCAATGTTTTCATTGTATTTGTCGTAATCTTCAATTAAACTAACTTGGTCGGGGAATAAATCTAATGGGACGTATTTTGATACGGTATTATCGTATGTCTGTAAATAAGTTCGAAGTGCATAAGGAGTATTCCTCATACACTTCGTTAACTCTATAATCAGTTGTTCTTTATTCACACATTTTATTTAGGTCTTGTTATGCCTAAACCATTTAAGAAATCATCTAAACCTTCATCGTCATCAGAATCAATATCTTCTTCTTCCTTATAATTTTCAAATTCTTCTTGCATTTGTTTAGCGTCTCTAACAATTTCTTCAAATCGTTTTTTAGCTTTACCTACTTTAGATGAATCTTCAGATATAGCGTTTCCTATAATTTCTAAGAATTCTTTGGCCTCTATTTGATATAGTAATACATGGAAAAAATTTATTAATCCTTTATATTGAGGTTCAAAAACGTCATCAGGTAATGCGAAACGTATTTTTTCAACAATTTCAGGTCCGATACGTAATTGCATTGGTTCGTTTGATAATACATCAGTTTGACCTAACACTTTTTCTCTCATACCAGGGTCTGAAGGTAAACCAGCTCTACCTTTAGCTTCTTCTAAACCTTTAATGATTTCATGACAAAGAATTGGGAAAATTAATCCTGTTGCTATAATTTTAGTGTCAGGTTGTTCTTCACCTTCCTCTCCTTCTTCATCATCAGCGTCACCTAATTCAACTTTACCTGCAACACCTTGACCAGTTTGACTCATCTGTTCAATCATCTGTTCCATACTAAAGTACATGAAATCATTGATTGCCATGATACCCAAATAATCTCCATATAATGAAGGGTCAATCGCATCTAATCTCGACTTAACGTCAGGTTTTTGAAAAAGGTAATGTCCTTTTTTTGCGGCTCCTTGAATAAGTGCGTTAATAATATTTCTTTTGTGTTTTTCTAATTCTAAAATTTCTTCGTCAGTTAACTCATCAAGGTCAAAAGATGGAAATTGTAATTTTTCCTCATCTTCTTCTTCCTCGTCTTCATCATCTTCAGGTTCCATTCTAAAATTACCTGTATCTGGCATACCTAAACTAGCGTCAATTTGATATCTTCCTTCAGGAACTTCAGCATCATCTAAAGACGCTTCTTTCGCCAATTCAATTAACTCATCTCTGTGAGCGGCTTCAATTCTCATGATGTTAGGAAGTTTTCTCATCATTTCTTGGTAAACCATACCTTGAACTTGTTTAGAACTTAAATCTTGAATACCAGTAACCTGTCTTAATTTATCGGCAACTTTTTGGAATCTTTTGCTAACCAATCTTTGAACATCCTCAACACCTTTTTTCATTGCTGGATTTGTTGCATACATCCCTTCAGGACTAGCTAATTTTCTTTCTAAATTTGGGTCCATTCTTTCAGGAGTTGTCCCGTAATCAATCTGTTCTTTTAATTTCCTTGCCATAAATTATTTTTCTAATAGTTGCATTATTACATCAATCACTTTTTCTTTTGCGTCTTCAGGTGAAACTTTTTTTGCTTTTGGTGCGGGATTTTCACCAGGATTTGGATTTTTGAAAGGGTTTGGTCTTTTACCTGGTTTTGTACCAGGTTTTGTTGGTGCTGGTTTTGTTGTTGGTGCAGGTGCAGGACTTGCTTCAACAATGTACTTGATTAAATCACCTTTAGTGATTTTTGGAGGCATGTTTCTTTCCACTATTTTTTCTATTTGAGATTCTAAAAACAAAGATACGGGATTTTTTCCTTCCTTCAATTGTTTTTTTACTGACATTACACATCTTTCCCATTTCCTTGATTTTCTTGGACCAACTTGTGCGTGACAAATAGCCCATGGATTTGGTTCTCCGTCTTTTTCTTCATTCATATCACCATCACTATAATTCCCAAATCCATCATTAGATGAAGGACCTACTTGATGTGGGTCTTGAGTTTCGGTATCTTTATTTGGGTCAGCAGTAACCACTTCTTCTTCATCAAGTTCTTTTTCAGCTAAACCTAATTTTGTCATTTTAGCTTCAATCCCTGTTAATTTTTGGTCTAATGCATCAATATTTTTAATTTGTCCCGCAACATTAGGATTTGTTACTTGTTCACCCAATAATTTTGAATATAATACATTAATTTGTGATTCAGTTAATTTACTAACTGTATTGGGTGATAATCCTTTTTCAACCAACTTGAGTGCTTTTATATTAGTTTTCATATACTACTTTTTTTTCAAATTCTAAAATTAAATCTCTTTCGTAGAGTTTATCTTTTATTTCTTGTTCGGTACTTCCAAATCTAAAAACCAATCTTTTTTGTCCTTCAGTTTCTTCGGCTTCCCAGGCTAATGCAACAACATCGTCCATCGCATCTATCATACAAAAAAAATCGGAGTTCTGAATCAATTCCAATTTTAAATCAGTATCTTTCAGAACTCCTACTTTCTTAATATATTTTATTTCAGGTGGTGTTGGATATCCATTGGAAGGTTTACTTTCCCATGAATCTCCCCAAACATTCAAACTATCTGAAAAAATAAACTCATACAAATTGTCTCCCTTATAGTTAGGACCTAGTCCATTAACATAAGTTAAATAACTCATAAAATTTCTCCGTTTGGTGTAATTTTAACTTGACCTGATTTAGTTTCAAATACTAAATTCTTTTTATTAGTAACTCCAATAAATTTAGAATTAATATTTTCTTTTACAAATTTCTCAGCCGCCAATTCTTGTTCAATAGTCTCAGTCATTTTTGTTACTGATTCCATGATAGTTTTAACGATTGTTCTTTTTTGTACTTGTTTTTGTACTTGTCTTTCTTTTTGTTCTCTAATTTCTGATTTAGAAACTTCAAAGTATTTTGAAATAACTTTATCTACTTGTGATTCACCAAAGATACTATCAAAGATTGCTCCGTTGTTTGAATAACCTTTTACTCTTTTTGAATCATAATCCTCATCATAATCTTCAGAATAACGACTATCTTCATAATCTTCACCTAACTCATACCCTTCAACAGGAACATCCATATCCGCTTGAATATCTTCAACTTCACTATCGTCAGTCATATCTTCACCGTCCATATCATCTTCTTGACCAAAATCTTCAGTCTCATCTTCTTCAAATTTACTCATGATATCCTCCATATCTTCTTCAGATAATGAAGTTAAATCAAGTGAAGATAATACCATGTTGATAACGTATTTAATATCTTCAGATGTCATACCTTGTTCAGTATCAAGAGTTCTGATTTTTTGAGTCAATTTTCCTGTTAATTTTTGGATTGTTTTAAATGTAACTTGGTCTTCATTTCCACCTTCTTCTGCATCAACATCTACGTCAACATCAATATCTTCACCACCCATATCTTCACCACCCATGTCGTCCATAGGCATGTCATCCATACCCATATCTTCACCACCCATATCACCCATATCACCCATTGGTGATGGTGGCAATTCAGGACTTGGAACCGCTGGAGGAGCCGCAGGTAATTCTGCTGGTGGTCCTGCAGGCATTTCAGGTGCTGCTGGTTTTGGAGTTTTTAAAGTGAACCTTTTTTGTTCACCATATAATGAAACACCTTCTTCGTTTTCATTAAGTCTATTTAATTCACCAGCAACAAGATTTAATCTTTTAAATGCTTGAGAATATGAAGAATAGTATTTTCTATTTTTCATAGGTTCAATGTAATCCGTTTCAGATTCTGAAATGGTTTTCTTGATAATATACCCTTGTCTTTCTCTAACAATTTGATAATTATTCCCGTCAGCAAGAGAAATTGAATACTCTGAAGTGGCATTTTCATTTATAGATTTAGGAACCACCTCGTTAAAACGAGCAATTTCCATAATTCTATTTATCTTGTCTTGGCCAGTAAGTTTTTCACTTCCAATTGGTTTTAAGTTTGACATATTGTTTGTTATTTATTTTTTAGTTATTTAGTCCTTGGAAACCTCCAATGGTAATCCCGTTTAATTGTTGTACTGGTATTCCTTCATTATCTAAGAATACAGGGTGAGGTGCATATGCTCCAGGGAAATCTGCAGTCCCGCCACTAAAGTCTCCTAAGATATCTAAAGTGTATGCGTATTGTTGGTCAGCCGAAAATCCTGTAAACCAATATGTTGGTGTTGGTGTTGGTGTAACCGATGCAGTTCTTGTTGGTGTTGGAGTTTTAGTTGGTGTAGGTGTAACCGATGCAGTTCCTGTTTGAGTTGGAGTTGAGGTCGGTGTTTTAGTTGGTGTTGGTGTAACCGATGCAGTTCCTGTTGGAGTTCCTGTTTGTGTAGGAGTTTGAGTTTGTGTAGGTGTTGACGTTACCGATGCTGTCCCTGTTTGAGTTTGTGTTGGTGTTTGGGTTTGAGTTGGTGTTTGAGTTGGTGTAACTGCCGCAGTTCCTGTTTGTGTTGGCGTTTGTGATGCCGTTATTGATGGTGTTGGTGTATTACTTGATGTATTAGTTGGTGTTACTGTTGGTGTTGGTGTTGGTAATGGGCATGAACCTATTGAAACATAAGACCCGTCACCTTGAATTATTATTACTTCTGTTGCACATTTTAAAATTGTTTGATATGCTTGAACTTGAACCGTAAATGTAAATCCATCACAATCTTTACCCACAAATGTTGTGTCAGTAGAACCACCATATAATTGATATGTTTTACATACACCAGGTGTATTACTTGGTGTTGGTGTATTACTTGGTGTTTGCGTTTGTGTTGATGTGTTAGTTGGGGTGTTTGTTTGAGTTGGAGTATTTGTTTGAGTTGGGGTGTTTGTTGGGGTCGCAGTATTAGTTGGGGTTACTCCTCCACCACTTGCGGTATTAGTTGGGGTTGCAGTTGTTGTAGGTGTTTGAGTCGTGGTGTTAGTTGGAGTATTAGTTGGTGTTGGTGTTGTAGTCACTGCAGGTGTACCTGTTTGAGTTGGTGTTTCAGTATTTGTTGGAGTAGCGGTATTAGTAGGTGTTTCAGTTACAGTAGGCGTTGGAGTTTCAGTGTTAGTTGGAGTTGCAGTAGGTGTTGGAGTTTCAGTATTAGTTGGAGTATTTGTAGGTGTTGGAGTTTCAGTATTAGTTGGAGTATTTGTAGGTGTTTCAGTTACAGTAGGCGTTGGAGTTTCAGTATTAGTTGGAGTATTTGTAGGCGTTGGAGTTTCAGTGTTAGTTGGAGTTGCAGTAGGTGTTGGAGTTTCAGTATTAGTTGGAGTATTAGTTGGGGTTGATGTTGATGTTTCAGTTGGTGTTGGAGTTGGGTTAGCTCCTACTTGTAAATTTAAAGTATTTAAACCCCCATTCCAAGACCATGTGTAACTTCCAGTTGTTAACCCCATTGATAAAAAGGTTTTATTATCAAATGTTAATGTACCACTAATTGCGGTTCCACTTACATATGCACTGTCAACCAATAATAATGGGTTTGATGATACTAAATTAAGAAATGCAAATTCATTATTTATACTTAACGTGTCACCAGGAGTTAAAGTACTTGCCCCAAATGCATTTCCAACACCTGAAGACATTCCTCCATATCTTAATAAAGTACTGTTTGCAAATTTAATTTCACCACTACCATCTATCCCATCAACAACACCTGCTGTAAATTGACTTGACAAACCTGTTAAATCAATTGACCCAGTTACCGTTGCAACAACATTTGGCGATACTTCTTGTATTACTATATTTAAACTTGACATTTAATTTTTCTTAATAAATATACGATTAATGTGAATTATTTGAATATTCTTGAATTGTTCTTTCAACGGACAATTCTTTGTCTTTAATTTTAGTTTTTTCATCAAAGAGTTTACCAATATGCCCAGACCTTCTTAAATATTTAAAAACTAAATTTTCATAAGAAAATTCACCATCTTTTTCTAACCCTGATTGTCTATAATCTTTTACCTTATCTTTGATTTTTTTCAATGTGTCGGTGTTTTTAGTAGACTTGGCATCTTCAATTGCATCATCAATCTTATCTGTCCAATTTTTTATTTTGCTTTTTAAAACAGACATATCAATATTTTTATGAGTTTTTGTTGGTCTATGCACCCATTCATTATTCATTACTGAAAATACCCCATCACTATTTGCTTTATCGGATGCAGGTTGAGCATAAAGTTCAACATCGTATCCAAAAATTTTAATATTGTGTTTGTCGTTAAAAACCTTTTTCTTTAAATCAAAAAGTTCTTTATAAAGTTCTTCTTGTTTTTCATATCTTTCAAAATCAACAATAACGTGTAAATCAAAGTCAGAGAATTCCGACCAGTTAAAATTCACCAAAGAACCCATGAAAACAATATCCTCAACAAAAACATCTTCACCCAAATCATCAATAAACTCTTCAGCAATACGCATAAGAGCCTTTCTAACCTTTGGTTTCATAACCGCATTGTTAGGGTTTTCAGGATTTTCCCAAACTTTTGGATTTAATGTATCTTTAATAGAAAAACTATCAAGAATTTTTTGCGAATTACTCATCCTATATAAATAGTGAGAATCTTAAACTTTTTTATATGAATATTGTTTTGCGATGTCGGTAGTAAAAAATTTACCTTGAGATTCTGCCAATCTGAACTTTGTATAGACTTGGTGAGGTACGTTGTCGTACTTGTATTTGGCTCCGTTATTGAATTCTACGACTAAATCTTTTGATTCTGTATCGTATTCTGTAGATTTAATATTTGAAGATTTAATTATATTTTTAATCTTAGTCCCATCAATTTCTTCTTTGATTATTCCCATTTTCTTTAAGTGGTGTTAGTTCGTTTATTTTTTTTAGTAATGGTGTTAGATAAGTGGTTAACTCATCAAAACTCATATCAAAACCATAAGATTTGGCATCATTAAGTAAAGTGTCTCTTTCATCACCAAATTTGTGAAATAATCTCATCATGTTTGGAGTATATTTTGGTGGTTTTTCTAACTGGTCTTCACTAAATCCCAGCTCTTTAAAATGTCGTCGTAACTCAAGATACGTCTCAAGTAGTTTTTTTAACGTAAACGATTCATTCAAATATATCTCGTATGGTCTCATCTTTATAAATATAAAACCCCCACTGTTTGGTGAGGGTTATTATGTTAAGACTTTAATTTTCTTAATTCGTCTCTAATCTCGATGGATTTTTCAAAGTTTTGTTCTTTGATTGATTCCTTTAATTCCAATTCAAGATGTTCAATCATCTCTTTATTTGTACCCAAGTTTTTGATTTGGTCTCTTAACTTCACCGCTAGTTCGAAATCTTCCATTTCAATCGCTCTGTTAAGTTTAATGTTAAGGTATTCTTCTTTATCCATTTCTTTTGAATTATATTTATCCAAATCCGATAAATCAAATACTTTTACATAACGGGTGTATTTGTAATTCCCATCAGGAGATTCAAATGTATTGGTTTCCCAATCTTGTTTATTGAAATCTTCCATCATTTTGTCGTAACGAGCCATTAGGTCGTCAATGTTAAAGTTAAATTTTCTTCTGTTAAACATATTTTTTTGTCTTTTTTAATTTTATTAATTATCTTTGTTATTGTCAAGTATCATACCGATAATAAATATAATGCATAATTTCATTTAATCTATGACATTATGTCAGGTTAAAAAAAATATTATGACAATTTGTCAAAATATTTGGTTATGTATGAAATTTGACGTTAATTTGTAAAACAATTAAAAAATATGAACGACTTAATGGACGACGACGACAAAATGATGAACAAAAAAACTAAATCATCTGCAGAATCTAACACACCTGTATTGGACAACTTTAGTAGAGATTTGATTAAACTAGCTGAAGCCGGCAAACTTGACCCCGTTATTGGTCGTGACCGAGAGATTTTAAGGATTGCTCAAATCCTTTCTCGTAGAAAGAAAAATAACCCGATTATCCTCGGAGAACCTGGTTGTGGTAAAACTGCACTTGTTGAAGGTTTGGCAATTAAGATTGTAAATGGCGATTGTCCTCGTAATTTGGTGGATAAACGTATTGTCAATCTTGACCTAACTTCAGTTGTTGCTGGTACAAAATACCGTGGTCAATTTGAAGAACGTATGAAGGTGATTATCGAAGAACTTCAGGCAAACCCAAACATCATCGTATTCATCGACGAGATTCACACCTTGGTAGGTTCAGGAAACTCTTCAGGTTCGATGGATGGTTCAAACATCTTCAAACCCGCATTGGCACGTGGGGAAGTTCAATGTATCGGAGCAACTACATTAGACGAGTTCCGTAAGAACATTGAAAAAGATGGGGCATTGGAGCGTCGTTTCCAAAAGGTAATTGTTGAACCATCATCAGTTGAAGAAACAATTCAAATCCTTAAGAATGTTCGTGATAAATACGAAGATTTCCACAAGGTGAATTACAGCGATGAGGTAATCGAGACTTGTGTTAAGTTGGCAGACCGTTATATCACGGACCGTGAGTTCCCTGATAAAGCGTTTGACATCTTGGATGAGGTTGGGGCAAGAATGCAGACCGAGTTAAAGACTCCTGAAGCAATTGAGGAGTTGAAGAAAAAGGCCGCAGAAATTAAAGTTCAAAAATTAGAAGTAGTTAAAAAACAAAACTACGAACAAGCGGCAGAACTTAGAGACAAAGAGAAAAAGTTGTTGGTTAAGTTGGACCAAGAAAAGTTAAAGTTTGAGGAAAAGTTGTCCAAAGAAAAACAACTCATTTTATTGGAACATGTTTATGATGTTGTATCAAACATGACGAAAATCCCTGTAAGTAAAATGAGTGTGGATGACACCAAAGCTTTGTTGGACTTGGACAAAACTTTGATTGACAAAGTTATCGGTCAAAACAATGCGGTGGTTAAGATTGCAAAAGCAATCAAAAGAAATCGTTTGGGTATCAAAGACCCTAATCGTCCAATCGGTTCATTTGTGTTCTTGGGTTCAACAGGTGTTGGTAAGACCTATTTGGCAAAACAATTGGCAAAAGAAATGTTCGGTTCTGAAGATGCTCTCATTCGTGTCGACATGTCTGAGTACCAAGAGAAACACACAGTATCTAAATTGGTTGGAGCCCCTCCAGGATACGTAGGTTATGAAGAAGGTGGATTGTTGACTGAGAAAGTTAAAAACAAACCTTACTCTGTAATCCTATTCGATGAAGTCGAAAAGGCTCACAAAGATGTGTTCACCATCCTACTTCAGATTTTGGATGATGGTCACGTAACCGACAGTTTGGGTCGTAAGATTAACTTCAAGAATACCTTGATTATCTTGACATCAAACTTGGGGGTTAAAAAACTACAAGACTTTGGAACAGGTATTGGTTTCTCAAGTAATTCATATAGTAATGAAGAAGCTAAGAAACAATTGTTGATGAAGGAAATGAAAAACTTCTTCTCACCTGAGTTCATTAATCGTATTGATGATACAGTTGTATTCAACTCGTTGGGTAAAGAAGACATCAAGAAGATTACTGACATCGAATTGAAGAAGTTGATGACTCGTCTTGTAGACATGAAGTACAATATCACCTATGACGAATCTTTGGTTGAATACTTGGCAAAGATTGGGTACGATGAATTGTACGGAGCTCGTCCATTGAAAAGAGCTATTCAGGATAAGGTCGAAGACCTATTGTCTGAAGAAGTTCTAACTGGTAAGATGATTGAGGGTAAAACCTATCTCATCAAAGTAGTAGATGAAGAAGTACTTATCCAAAAGAAAGGACGTTAATTAAGAAGGGGGATTTATTCCCCCTTTTTTTATATTTATATTTAATGAAAGAACTAATAAAACGAATTTTAACAGAATCCGTTCAAAATAACGATTCACATTTAATTCAAGAACATATAGATACCAGTGACGGTTCTAAGTTTATTTATATTTCTTTAGCGCCACACACTAAATTTAGCACTAAAAGATACTATTTTAATAGAGTATTTCAAATACCAGATTCTAACCCAAATAATGATACAATTATTTTGTCAGGTGATTTAGGTGATTTTGAATTTAATAAAAATTTAGTTCATTATAAAGACAAAGAAACTTTCTATATTGATAAATCAATTTTTGATATAAAATATCCAAAATTTACTAAAAAAGAAAAAGGGTCTGAAAAAGTAGGGATTAATTCAACGACTATAAAAAAAGCGTTAGAGTTGGCATTTCCAAATAATTGGTATCTAAGAGATAATGTGTTTTCACCTGGTTTAAGAGGAATTTACACTATAGGTGACAAAATTGGGGATAAATCAGAAACTTGGTCTATTATGAATTATTTTGATACTAAAGAAGAAATACATGATTTATTATTAATGAAATATTTGGAAGATGGTAATGATGGGGATATAATTGATTGGATGGTGGATTTATTTAGAAATAACGATAATTTTACACAAAAATTAGTTAATAGACAATGGCAATCAATTGAGTCAGGTTTAAAGTTGGAAAGAGATTCTGTTAATTCTTTTTTTGAAGTTGTTAATCCATCCGATATACAATTTTATCCTCACGGCTCAATTATGGACAGGTATAATGGTGTTGATGTTACCGTTGACGGTTCTAACTATCAAATTAAACCGTTAGTATCTTATCAGATGGGTAATGGTATGGAATATATTATTACCACATATGGAATGAGAGATTATAAAGATAAAAATAAAGTTGATTATATTGCATATGCAAATGAGAAAGAAGTTTTAATTTTTAAAAACTCGGACTATTCTGTTGTATCAAAAAATAAGGTAATACATGAAAAAGCGCCAACAATGGAAGTTATCAATAATGAAAAAATTATCACAGAAACTGTCACAAATAAAGAAGTAATTTGTGACAAATGTGGATGGTCATGGGATATTTCTGCTGGTGGTGATGACTTATATATGTGCCACAAGTGTGGTCACGATAACACACCAAAATCTCAATCTAATTTAAACAGATTATTAGAAAAATTCAAAAATAATTTTCCTGAAGAATTAAAATCTAAAGTTGATGTTATTGAAAAGTTTGTTGTGAACTACATCCAAGACCACAACTTTACCGTTAAGTTTCTTAACTCGTGTTCAACTGGATTTGCTGGTGTTAGAACCAAAGACCAAATAATAATATGTTCTCCAATGAATATGAAAACTATTGGTGATTTTATTTATACAATTTTTCATGAGATAAGACATGAAGAACAAATGACAAACCTTAAATTAGAAAACCCACTAACAGGTGATTTAGAAGATTTTGAAGAATTATCAAGAAATTACTGGGATTTAGAATTAGATGCCGATAGATTTGCAAAAGAAATGATTGCAAAATTAGTAATTAAATTAAACATACCAATTGATGTTGCCAAAACACAATTCACATTATCTCTATACATTGAAAACTATCCTTTTGCATCAAAAATGGTGATGATGTCTTTACAACAAATTGTAAACGGAATTAAACAAATAAAAAAATCGGGTGAGGAATATACTGATATTCAAGACCACCCGATGATTAAAAGACATTTAGATAAGTTAGAAAACTTTATTTAAAAAACCCATTTGGATTTCCAACCATGTTCAACCATTTCTTTATAGTGTAATTTATGACCAAGTTTATCAATCATTTTCTTACCCATGTCGATACCATTAATTACGTCTTCAACAACGACGTATTCATGGCTTGTGTGGTATTGGTAGTATCCAATTGAGAAGTTAATACAAGAGAAGTCAAACTTACCTCTTAACGCATATACGTCAGTGTAGGGGTGAACCATGTATCTCATTCTATTACCCATTCCTTCAGTTAATACCTCATCACACGCATCAAAGAATTCTGTCTCCCTGTCAAACAAAACTTGACCAAAACATTTTTCTGTAATCATCCAGTTCTCAGGTGCATCAAATTGAATCCCATAACCAACATTTTCAAAGAAGGTTGAATCGGCTTTCATGGAACCATGACATCCTGTTTCTTCAGATACAAAGAATGCTGCCTTAACATAAGGTAATTCTTTTAATAGTGTTAGACATGCAAATACGCCACATTTATCATCACCACCAATACCTGTTGGAGTACCATCATTATCGTATGCCTTATAAGACAATTTAATTTCTTTTTGGGCGTTTGGTAACATTTCCTCACGAATATTAATATCGTTAAGTCCGTGTACCGTATCCGTATGTGAAATTACACATGGGAAATAAAAACCTTCAGGAAGTTCTTTGGATTCTTGTTTTGTTGCATAGACGTTCTTATATTCATCTACGTAGTGTTCAATATTATTTTCAGTTAACCAATTAACCAAAAATGCAACCATTTTGTCTTCGTGATACGTTGCGGTAGGCACGCTCAAAACGGCTTTAAGTAATTCTAAATTTTGTTCCATAGAGCAAATATAGAAAATTATTTACACTTCACCAAATAAATCAAATAATTCTGGTTGATATAATAAATTATTGAATTGTTCTTCATTAAATTTACGAGTAATAGCCCCTAATGGTCCGCCTATTTCAACAACAACTTGAATGTTGTCTTTGTCAAAATTTTTAATTCTGAATTTTAGTGATTTATCTTTTGGTAATTCATACACCTTACCTATATTATATTTAGATAATATTTTTTTTCTAAATTCCAAAAACTCCGTAACATTTACATCCTCATCTAATTTTTCAATAATTGAATCTAGTTGTCTTTCAACTTCGTTGTTGAATGAATCACTATCAAAATTTTTATAATCCTGATATTCATATTGGTATTCAGCCCATCCACCAATACTACCACCATTGTTTTCAACAATTTGGTTAAATAATGAAATAACATCACTTTTATTAATTCCAAGTCTTGCAGACCACATTAGTAGATTTGCCGGTGTTGTCACGATTTCATTGTAGCTTCTTTTAAGTGTAAATCCCGCAGATTCTAAAACGTCGTTAATTTCTTTTTCAATAGATTCTCTGGCAGTAACACTCATTTCTCTATTTTTTTCAACAAAATAATCACTTAGGATATTATCGGTTTCTCTTTCAAATAAATCTAATAATGTTGTAGATAACTCTTGTCTATATTCCTCACTATTTAAATTAAACTCTTTTGATGATATTAAAATTTCCCCAATTTGTTTTAATTTTTCTTTATTTTCATCATTCAAATCACCAAAAACAATATATCCTTCTTTCCAATCCTCTTCAACAGTATAAGAATCAATAAATTCATAATCGCTATAACTTGAATTTATTGAGTTCATGAACCACATATCATCTTCACTTACATCAAAATTTTTAAAGAATTTTTCATCATCACCAAAATCAATTACAATATCACTTTGACCTAATATGTCTGAAACCTTAACCTGAAGAATTGCATCATCAGAATCTTCCAATTCACGGGAATCAATTTTACCTTTTGAGAATTCTCTTAATTTTTTAATAAATTCACCTATACCAAGTAAATCGTCAATAAGTTCGATTTGATTTGGAAACGATTCTCTTAAAATTTCTATAGAAATATTTCGGTCCTGAGCATCATATACTTCGGTTTGTCTTTGACTTTCGTTTCGATATAGTGCAAGTTTATTATTGGTTTTTTTATTTAAGAAATAATATAAGTTTCCATCTCTGAAATACTTTTCAAAATAACCAGGGTTTCCAGTTTGTGTTGTACACCATTTTGTATTGGCACCATAATAACATGATGCCGCATGTGATTTAGGTCTAACAACTAAGACATCATTATCTTCATAAATCTTATCGGCTTGAGTTTTAATCTCCCTTTCAATTTCCCTTTGAGTTTTTCTGGCATCAATAGTATTCATTAACTTTTTAATGAATTGTGGGTTTTCATATTGATTGATGTCTTTTGGTGAACGAGCAATACCTTCAATATTTGGTACAACATAACTATTGTTCATGTCGTTTCTAAATGCCGTTTCAGCAGTCCAAACATCATCTTCAGTGATTCTATTAACATTTGCATGGAACCAAGGAATGATTGTTCCAAATAAATCTTGTAGAGCTTCTCCCTGTTGAACATTCAATCCACCCCTTTCACCCGCTAATTCAGGTATAATTTTTTCTAATTTGTTTGCAATGTAATCTACGTATTTATATCTCGTAGGGTCAACATTTAATATCCTGTCTATAAATGGACCATCATACGGAAACCTTTGTTTCAGTCTCTTCGCAGCTTCTTCTGTTTTACCTTCAATTATTATCACAGGATATTTTTACTATAAATACAAGTTTTGTTTGGAATATTCATATTTATACTTACCTTTGTATAACAAATCACGGGTGGCTCCCTTAATAGTTAAGGCTGACCTTAAGCATCTGACGAAAGTCTATACAGGGGGCGAAAGTGATTTTAATGTTCTTTGAAAATATGGGGGTACACTGGTATCGATTGACATAGTTGGGGATACGTGGCACGCAGTGAGAAGTTTCCTATCACTTAAATCTACGGAGATAAAAATTAAACGGCAACGTTTTAAACAAAATGGCAGCAATCGGATTAGTTCGTGAAGATGCTACGGTTACAGCCTGAGCAATTAGGAAAAACCATCGGGTCGAAAAGACATTAACCCAGGAACAGAAGTCTTTGTAAGATGTGGTTTCTATCTTAAAAGGAACAAACAGGGTGTAGGGCATCCTTAAGTCCTACCACCGTGACTGAACGGTGTGAGAATTCAGATATTTCGGAAGGTATGAAAAACCTTGACCTAAGCGTGTAGTCATTTATTGTTAAGATGGGCAAGACGGCGGTTCGAATCCGCCTACCTCCACCACTAAAACCTCATCGAAAGATGGGGTTTTTTTTATTACGATATATTTATCGTTATGAGATTAACTCCAATCCTTATACAAGAGGGTCGTAAAGAAGATTTACGTAAAAAATACAAACAAAAATTTTCAGAAGACCAAGACAATCTTGATACAATAGATTATGCATTAGGACATCCTTTTCTAGCACAAACTAATTTTAAATATGGAGATTTCTTATTAAAGAATTTAAATCCAAACTCATCAGTTGAAGAGATTATTGATAATATTGAATTAATTAAAGATTTTAATAGATTTCAACAATCATTAGAAGAAAAAGACATCAACAAATATGATTTAGATGGGTTAAAAATTGTGATTGAGGCTCACAAAGAAAGTTCAAAAAGTCAACAAAATAAGTTTGATTCCTCAGATGCCAAAAAATTATATGAAGATTCCAACATATTAATTGTAAAACCTTTAACGTTTGAAGCATCTTGTAAATATGGTTCAGGAACCAGATGGTGTACAACCATGGCAAATACACCAAATTATTTCAAACAATATACATCAGGTGACGACCAATCATTATATTATGTAATTTTGAAAAAATTTGATAGGAATAATAAGTTCTATAAAATTGCCATTCACAAAAAACCTGGTGAAGAGACATGGTATGATTCAACCGATGAACGAATGACAGACAGAGAAAAAGATGTATTTAATCTTGGAGCTCCAAAAGTTATTGAAACAATTAGAAATGAATGGAATAAAGAATTTGAAAAAAACCAGTCAAAAGTTTTTCAAAAAATATTCGATTGGGAAAATTACTCATTTTTTGATATCAGTAAAGAACTTAGAACCAATCTGAAAATTGGGTTAGAATATAATAAGGCTGAGATAGTTGACCCCGAAGAATCTCAAGGGATAATTAAGTTAAACATATCAGTAGATGAAGATAATGTTGATAGTTATAATCTTTTAATTTCATATGGTATTAATTTCAGTAGTCAGAATTCGAAATTAGTTACGTTTGATGTCGCATTTTGGGCTAATGACGAATTTACCGATGATTATGGAATTGATTTAGAAGACGGATATAGACAATTCACATATAATTACGATTCTTTTGTAAGTCCACAAAATTCTAACCAAGATGTATTTTATTACATTTGTCGTGACATTACTAAATGGGTAACACGCAGTTTATTAAATAGTCCCGAATTTATGTCTAAAATACATGATGGAAAAACCGTGTGGTCTCCAAATAGAACAAGTTATGGTTATACATTTAAGAGACAAGATTCTGGATTGATTAAACAACTTGTTGATTATTTAGAATCAGGAAAAGAAGGAACAAAATTAGATTTCTTGGTTGATATAAAATCATTACAGAAAAAAGAAATTAACGGTAAACCATTCTATTCACATACAAATAGAAATGACTGGCAAATACCATCGGCGTTTAGAGGTCAATTAAGTGGGTTATTTAATTCGGCAAAACTTGCAGGAATATTAGATTACGATAAAAAAGGTAATCAATTCTATTTGAAAAAAGGTCCAAACTTTGATAAGTTTAAAGAAGGACAACTTGAAGCCCTTTAAGGTTTTTTAGATAATTTCCTCAAGTATAAGTAAAAACCAAAGAATACTACCGCAACACAATACAAGATAAAGTTGGCTTTCCATAAACTCCCTGTCCACAACATTAAGGAATACTGAACGGCATCGAATCCAAAAGGATTGAAGAATAACGCCAACATTAAAGAGATTTGGGAGAGATTGTCCTGAAACGCTCTTCTCCAAGTTCTGTTTTTCACTATCATCGTTCATAGATATGTATTAAACTTTTATGCGTAAAAAGCTTTGTATTTATCACATAAATATATTATATTTTAATATATGAATATTTTAAACTCAAATATACCAAGTTTTAAAGGTTTGGTACGTAAATCCTATTTCACTAAAAACCAATCTGATTCTGAAACATACATAAACGTATATGTTTTTGGTCTTCAATCGTGTGGAGGTGTTATATTAACATTTCACGTTATGACTGATGACGGTATGGTTCGTAGTAGAGTTCCGATTTCTGAAATTTACACCAAAGTACCAACAAACGATATTCCATTTAATTTTAAACAACTTTGGGATTGTTTTTCAATCAATGTATCAGTAATTGATTATGATTTTTTAGCATACCACAGAGCTCAGATTGTATTAAGAGATGGTACCAAAGTTTGGGGAACATATATGTTTACTGTTGATTGGTTTAACAATCCTTATAGTGATGAACCATCTGATTATAAA